GCCTGAAGATCTTGGAAAGCCGATGTATGCGTGTTATACTGGTTCGGAAACACCAGAAGAGCGCGAAATTATTAAAAATGTGCTAAACAGCACATGGAAGCTTGTGCCTTCTTCGTTGTTAAAATCTATAATGGAAATAGCAAGTGACAATTTTTATGGACAACTAATTAAAGTGTTGATGATTACTTCTTCTGGTGCGGAAGGTATTAGTTTAAAAAATGTTCGCTACGTCCATATTACTGAACCTTATTGGCATCCTGTGCGAACTCATCAAGTAATTGGTCGCGCTCGTCGCATATGTAGTCATAGCGATTTACCCAAAGAACTCCAAACAGTCAAAGTATTTTTATATTTAATGATATTTAGCGAAACACAATTGTCAAGTGACTTGTCAATTGAATTGCGCTTAAAAGACCTTTCCAAAAAAGATAAGAAAAAAGTTATTACTAGCGATGAATATTTATACGAAATATCTAGTATTAAAGAAGAAATTAATGCCTCATTATTAAAGAGCGTAAAAGAATCAGCAATTGACTGTGCTATTCATAGTCGCTCATCAAGCAAAGAGAACGACCTTAAATGTTTTGTTATTGGTAATCCTCGTGAAGATAAATATGTATATACTCCAAATATTAGTAATCAAGACAAAGATGAAGGTATGAAACTCAACAAGAAAACGGAAGTCGTAAAATTAAATGAACTTACTATAAATGGAATAGTATATGCGTTTAATAAAGAAACTAAAGACTTATATGATTATGATAGCTACTTAAAACAAGAGCTTTTGCTTTTAGGCAAATTAGTACAACAAGAAGACGGCACACACAGATTTCAAAAACTATAGTAGACCTAGTTTTTCCATAATCTTTTGCTGATTAGTCAATAATAACATTAGTTTTTCATCAATAGATAGCAATAAACTTTGATTGTCCTTTTTTTCTGGCACATTTTGAATAGTATGTAAAAGGTCTTCAATTGCTACAATCTTCTTTTTAGAGATTGGTGTGGGTGGGTCTTGAACTACCTTTTCTGTAAATAATTCTTTTTCAAAATCATTTAAGTTCACCAATTCTATGTTAATTGGCTTTTCTGGCTGTTCTGGCTTTTGTATTAACGGTTCTTGAATTGGAGTTTTAATGTCTTTTAAGCGTTCTTTTTGAATATTTTCTAATAATTTATCTAATTCACTTGTTTCTAACGTGTCATCTTTTATTGCCTCAAAATTTACTTGTGGTGGCTCTATTTTTGTCATAAACTCATTGAATGATACTTGTTTTTCTTTATATTGTTTTTCAAATGTTTCTAAACTTGATGTTTTAAAGTTTGTTTTTACATTAGTTGAAGTTAATAATAATTGATTAAAGTTAGCAATATCTACTATTATATTTTGTAAAATAACCTTATTTAATTGTTTTACCATTGTTTTAATAGTATTTATATTTGTAGTTGACTCTAACATTTCTAAATTAGAATTAACAACTTTTATAATAGCATTTTCAAATATTGTTTTTACATTGTTAAATTTAGATTGTGGAATTGTTTCAAATGTTTTATTAGAATATAATATGCTCCATAAAAGCTCTTTGTTTTGGTCTCCTAATAATATGTTTGCCATAATGTATTATAATGTATTATACTATATTATGACGTTAGCTTTAACTTAATTTTATTATTTTTAATTACATTATATAATAAATAAGTACTGTTATTAGTACTATTAACATTACATTAATAGTATAAACCATCTTAAATTGTATATTATTTATAATCGTATAATTAGAATAACGTTGTTCTTCTTGTGCTTCTTGTGTTTCTTGTGTTTCTTGTGTTTCTTGTGTTTCTTGTGTTTCTTGTGTTTCTTGTCTTTGAACTATTATTGTGTGTTCCTTTATTAATGGTTCTCTACACACAATACATGTATTATTTTTAGAAATCCATTTACTATGACATTGTTTATGAATATAATAAACTCCACAATGATTTAGTTGTTTTAAATTTGCTCCTTCTTCTAAGCATAGTATACAACTTTGCATCTTTAATATATTATAAAGTTATATATTATTAACACTTAATAGTTAATAAATAAAGTTATTTTTATATTGTTATATATTATAGTATATACTAATATATGTTATATTATGTTCAAATCTTATTAGCATATATTGTGCCAGTTGTTAATAACATACAAACACAAGTTACTTTACATTCACATTTAGACGTCAATTTACATTTAGAAAAATTCAATAATGATTTAAATTTATATCATATTGGAATTAGTTTTAAAAATGAAGACACAATGTTGAGATATGATTATCGACCTTTTTGTGACCCTACTAAATGCGAATATAAAACAAGTTCTACTACTATTAGCTCACCGACTAATGAAATAATATTAAATAACGAATTACGATTTGTAGATAAACTATATAGGTTTTATATTCCTGAAAATGTTCCAAATAAGACCATTTATTGGGGGCAAACAAGTAAAACACTTGAAGAAGTTGAACAATTTGAAAAAACATTACAAAAAAAATACATATTAGGTATTAATGATTGTCGCCATTATGTTAATCGTTTTTCGCGTTGGGCTCTAAATAAACGCACTCCCATTTGGAAATTAGATAAACTATGGAATCAATCAGATTCCTAAAAAGCTTCTTCCAATTTTGCTTGTACCAAACATTCCTAATCCAGAGCCTATTTGTAAATAAAATATATTAGTTTTCTTGGTACAACAAAGTAAATAACCAGATAAAATAATGAAGGCAAAGAAAAACATCCAAAACAAACGAGTATAAAAATCAATGGTTTATATATATATTTTATTTATAAATTATATAAAATATATAATAATCCATGGTTTATATATATTTTATTTATAAATTATATAAAATATATAAAATATTTATAATATTTATTTATACTATAAATGCGGAAAACCAAAAATAATAGAAAAAGATGTATAAACTATTTAGGGAAGTCTAAAAGAAGAGGACGAGGAATTGGGTCTTCTAAACCTGCGCAAAAATCTAAATCGCGCAGTAAGTCTAAATCGCGTAGTAAGTCTAAATCTAGACGTTCTAAAACACCAGAAACAGGAGCTAGACACATAGATATATATGAAGATAAAATAATTGCGGCAAAAACTAAACATAAAAGACTAATTGAGCAACTTGATAAGCAAGATTTAACAGATAAAGAGAAATATAAAAGGCGTTTAGACAACGCATTAGAGCTAAATAATACGCTACACGAGCTACAAAGAGCAGAAATGTTGCGATTAGAGAAATTAGGACTTGATGGTCCAGCGCGCGGAACACGTAGCCAAACGCATAGTCCAGATTCTACAACAGTAAGACATCCATACCTTGCCAATGTAATAAAAGATAAAAAATATACAGAAACTGCTATTAAATGGAATAAAGCTGCGCTAAAACGATTTAATGATGGAACAGACGAAGATTACAAGGAACTTCTTAGAAACAAACCAGGATGGGATAATGAACGAATGGCACCCGATATGTTAGCCGCGTAAATTTTGTTTAGTTTGTAGTTTGTAGTTTGTAGTTTTTAATATTTAGAATTTTTTATTTAAAAATTGATTTATTATTACACTAGCTTTGTTTATAGTATAATAATATGGACTTCTCAAAATTTACTAAATCAGAGCTTCTAATAAAATGCGAAGAACTTGGAATTAAAAAATGTAAATCTAAAAGCAAAGATGATTTAGTGAAATTACTTGAAAGTTTGTCTAATAAAAATAAAGTAACATCGGTTAGCGAAGCCTCTGTTAGCATTGGCGAAGCCTCTGTTAGTACTACAATAATAAATAATGCTAGCATTATTCCTAGCATAACTATAAAAAATATGTGCGGACTAGAATACTTAAAAACATTAGCTCCCAATTCTATTGATTTAATATTAACAGACCCACCATATATTATATCTAAAACAAGTGGTCTAGATAAGCATTATAATAATGTTAAATATAATGAAGAAAATAATATTAATGAAGTTAAAACAGAAGAACAATGGATTAACTATAAAGAGCAAAACGCTATAGAAGATGATTCACAAAAAAACAATTATATAAAATATGGCTCGCTATATGGAAAAAAATATTGTGTAAAAACTGACTATGGAGATTGGGATAGTGATTTTACTTTAACTATTTTAGAAAAGTTTATTGAGCATTATTATAAAGTATTAAAAAAAGGAGGCACATTAATAATTTTCTTTGACTTATGGAAAATTACAAACCTAAAAGATTTACTAGAAAAGTATAATTTTAAACAAATTAGATTTATTGAATGGATTAAAACTAATCCACAACCAAGAAATAGTAAAGTAAATTATTTAACAAATTGTAGAGAGATTGCCCTATTAGGTGTTAAAGATGGCTGTCCTACATTTAATAGTACTTATGACAACGGAATATATTATTATCCATTACAAGGCGGAAAAAATAGGTTTCATCCTACACAAAAAAGTTTGGCACTATTTGAAGAACTCATAAAAAAACATTCTAAAGAAGGCGATACAGTTTTAGATACATTTTTGGGGTCAGGAACTACAGCACTAGCATCAAAAAATACTAAACGCAACTTTAAAGGATGCGAAATTAGTAAAGCATATTATGATAAAATAGAATCACTTTTATAATTATAATCATTATAATATAATTTACTTACAAATTACTAATTGTAAAATGCTCTTCAAACAGTGTAAGCAATTTTTCAAAACACCAGCGAAATTTAATACAATCACGTTTATTATGAACTTGAAATTCACCAATAGTTATTCCATCTATGCTAATAGATGAACTTTCATTCCATAATTTATTTTTTATATTATGACTGAATTTAATAGCATAATTTGACCAATTTATATGCTGTTTTAATACTATAAATGCCAATAAATTTTTATGTTTATTATAATAGAGTATAGGACAGTCAAAAGTATGTGCACTATAGACTTGCAATAAATTAGCAATATTATTTATAATATAACTTTTTATTTGCTCTAAACTAGTAATTTGATCTAGTGTGAAAAATTCACAAAACTTTTTGCGAGAGGGTTGTCCTAGTACTTGCGGACAAACTTTACCATCTTTTTTGGTTGTTTTAGCACTTAAATGGATTAATGGATTGTCTATACATTCAAAATCATATTTATTTCCACGACTAGCACAATGTTTAATAGCATACGGAAACACATTTTTAAGATTGTTAAGTCTATTTTTGAGAGAATGGGCTTGCTCTAAACTATATTTGTAATTTCCATCATATGGTGTATCATAATATAAACAAATAGCCATCTCAAATATTTTACCTAAATCTTCAGTAAGCACTTTTTTGGTTGTTGTAGCTATTGTTGTAGTCATAATTGATTATATAAGTTAATAGTATTATTATAGTACTATTTATACTATATTCAATTTTAATTATACATAGTATTGTATTATTTAAAAATTGATTTATTATTATACTAGCTTTGTTTATAGTATAATAATAACGAGATAGAAAGAAGCTAGTCTTTTATGTTATATAGTTCTTCGTTTGCCTGATTAAAATAGATTGTCCTATATTTTTTCATAGTAGCGTCTTTAATTCGTTTTGTTTTAAAATAATTGTATGTTTTATTTTCTTTTAACAATTCTATTATAAAATAAAGCGCATACATACCACATTGGCCATCATTATATTGATGTGTAAAACCTTCATTGTCATCTACTTTTAATATTATATTTTCGTGTTGTGCTTGTTGTTCTACTCTATTAATTAATACTTTTATTTGCTTTGGCATTTTTGTTCCATTACTATCAAAATAAAATATAAACTTTTTATCTAAATCAATAAATAGCGCAATCCAATGTTTTCCTGGCTTATCGTGTGTATCAGTATTAAAAATGATTCCTATTTTGGTTATCTTTTTTTGAATATATTCTTTTAAATTAAAATTACATAATTGTTCCCACACACATGTTGAAAATACTTCTTTAGTATCAAAGTCAATTGGACTAGGACCAATAAACTTAAAATTGCTATGCGATTTTTCATATTGGTTCATTATTTTTGTTATATCAACACTAGAAAGCCACGTAGATGGATTTGTTATCCACGTTTTTGGTGAAAATGGTTTAAATATTTCTTTAATTAATAATTCGCTGTTGTTAATAGAAGACAACTTGCTTTTTTTAAGCCAGCATAGTTCATCATAACACTCTTTGCTTAGCTTGTTTTTGAAAAATTGCCATATTTCTTTACTATTGTTTGTATTAATCTTTTCATCGCTGCTGTTATTCCAGATTTCTTTAAATGTTTGTAAATTAGTGCGGGAATAGCAAGTATAATCTTTAAGTTCTGGGTCATTATTATTATTTTGTGGAGCGCATTTTAATCTTTTAAATTTTTGTTCTTTATGTTTTCTTACGCTCTTGATGCGCTTGCTTAAGTTACGTCGTGACCTCCTATTTTTTCTCTCTTTACTAAATGATAATTTGTTATATAAATTATTTTTATAAGTCATAGCACTATATAATAAGTATATAATAAGTATATAATAAGTCTATAAAAAGTAATTAATTAATTTATTCCCATTTTTGTGGGAGAATTTTCTTATATAGACTAGCATTTGACTTTTTAGTAACCATTAAATCTATATTGGTTAATTTTTTTGAACTTGAACTAGTAGATGACATTAATTTTAATGTTTCATTTACTATATTAAAGTCATTGCAATTTAATGTAGCTTCTTCTTGTTTTGTTGTTTTATAATTATTTGAATAGTCTTTAAGGTCTTCACATATTAAATTTTGAATTTTTGTTTCTTTAAAATGTTGTATTAAATTTAATACATATAGCAAATAATAGAGTTTGTGTTTTTCTTGACCTTCTTTATAGTCATTATTTTCTAATAATTCCTTTAAAAA